TTATTTTCTGGTATTAAGGGAAATACCGTTGGACTTACCATCCTTAAAGAACGAATTCCACTGCTGAGAAACCCAATCAGAAGCACCTGAAGCGGCATCGGTAATCATATTCGTAACATCTTTCGCAGCGGCAGTAACTTGAGAGCTACCATAGCGAGAGTTTTGAGTATCTTGATGAATTTTTCCAATTTCTGCATAGACCTTTTTCTCCAAAGCCATAATCTGAGAGTTAGTCAAATGCTGACCAGTCTCCTGAGCACGGGTAAGGGCCATCCTCATGATTTCATGGGTAGCCTGTTTAGTCGTGAGGTCAGTGTTGGCGAGGATAGACGCAACGCGTGCCTGCGACTCACGTTGATTATACTGAAGCATCTCATTCTGGGCATAAACAGAATCCTTCGTATTTTGACGAGAAGTGGCAGACTGAATACCAGCAATCTGCAAATTGTTATCCATCTGCATTTTTGCAATATCTTTCTGATTATCCAATTGCATCTTCAGCATCTCTTTCTGCTGATTCTGAGCAGAAGATTCTAACCCGGCAGTGGAAGCACCAGCTCCAGCACGTTCCCATGGGTTGAGCTCAGGGAAGGCCGCAGCCAAGTAATCGCGGGTTGCCTTTCCTCGGTCTTTAGCATCATTACCTCCAATCAACTTATCAATAAGTGCTTGCTTAACTTTATCAGAACCAGCCTGAATAGTTCCGTCAAGCAAAGACTTTCCAGCATTACGAAGCATGTTACCAGCATCAGCCATAACACCAGAGTTCTGAGACTCAGGAAGCTGACCAGCAGGAGGAACATTCGAGCCTTGAATAGCAGACTGAATACCTTGGTCATTATCCATAGAAATGGCGCCGCCGCCGTTAGTCAATCCGGCAGACTCGGCACCTTGCTGCATAACAGAAACTCCACGCTGAGAGCCTCCAAATAATTTCGAAGCGGCACCACTAGCTAAGGCTGAGGCAATGCCACCAACAACGGCACCTAACATCGCTGTAACTCCTTTTTGGGCTTAGCAGGAGGGAAGGCGGCTAACGCCTTCCACGTTCCTAGTTTATCGGGTATCTCCGTACGGCTCGGTCTGCCCTACACTGGGCAGGCATCTAACCGGGAGTGCGGCAGCCTTTTATTTAAGCGGCTGAAGGACTTGGTATTCATGAATAACCTGAGTCGTAGCGATGGTACCAATCACACGACCGGAGGTCCATTTAGCGCTAGAACAAATCACACCAACAAAAACATTATTACCAGAAGTACGAGGATGAATATCAACAGTAGCACAATCGCGAGCAGAACAAACACCACCAGAACCAACAGACATTTCAATTGGGTAATGCTCAACTTCACTACCAGCAATAGAAGTAGGCTGTTCAGAAGCAGACTCAAAACGAACAATACCAACAATCGGGTATGAGGTACCAGCAAAACTAAGGTTAACACCAGCAGAGATGACACAATTAGGGTCAGTCGGAGAAGTATCAACCTTCATAGCAACAATGAAAGAACCATCAGAAGAAGTGCTAACATTCATATTAGCGTAAAGATTAACAACAGCACGCTCAGCGGTAATACTACCACCATTGATGACAGGAATATTACCAGTAGGAGCAGCAGGAATAACATTGCCAGTAACAGAAAAACGGGAAGTCTGAATGGCAGTATCATGCTTAGTGACAAAATTCTGATACATAGATAAATCCTTAAAGGCCCGAAGGCCCATGAATTAAGAGGTCATAATGGAATCACGTACAGTAGGCATATGGCGATAAACACTAACGTTATAGCGAGCCTGTTTGTTCCACTGTAGCAACTGCTGAGACTGGAAGCAAGCATCATAGTCCTGATGACGAACAAGGATAGCTTCCTGAAGATTATCACCAGTAGATGTACCAGGCGCATCATCAAGGAACGGGAATCCATGCAAATCATGATACTTAAAGTTAACGTAATCAGGATGAGTACGATACCAAATAGACTCGGCAACTTTAATCTTAATACCAGAACGACCATCACGGAACAGATCTCGATAACTAATCTCGCGAGGAGGCAAGTTACCAATCAGAGCCGGGTCGCCAGCAAGGTCGGTATAGGTTAACTGAGACTTACCAGCAAGATAATGGTGCTCCAACGGACTGATAGGCGGGAAGCGAATCAGAGCCAAAGTCATCATGACACCATGCTCAGGCACGAAGAATCGCGGCACTGAGTGTTTAAACGTCTGCTGGACTCGACCAGAGAATTGTCCAAGGGAAGATTGGTCGGTACCGTCAACGTCGTAACCGGAAGCCCAGAAGTCGGTGTGCATAACAAGCAACGGTCGGTTATCGGCATCATAGGAGGTTGAACCGCCAAAGCTGGAGATAACATCACGGTAACGCTGCATAAAGTAAGTACGCTCCTGCTCAGTGTGAAGCTGCGCATAAGCGGCTTGCAAACCCATAATATCAATGGAATTGCTTTCAATACCCATTTCTTCAGCCAATTTGGTTTCCGGAGGCAGCGGAGCAGACCAAATATTTTTAAGGTGGCAGCAACGGAAGCGATAACGAGCATCATCCTCATTAAGATTAGACGGGTTGGCCTCGGTACGCTCAGGCATCCACGGGGCACGGAAATAGTTATTGTAAATGTTCAGATAGCTCTGATGCAAAAACTTAGGAATACGGTTATTTGCAGGAACAATAGTACCTACATAACCAGCATGGTCCGGATAGCGATTGCAAGTAACAGAAGGCAGAGGCTGAGCATTAACACCATCACGCATAAACTGAATCCACTGGTCGCCATAAACATGACGATGCGGAATGTAGAAGGTGAAAAAATCAACCTTAGAATCAATAGCTAAACCACGACGCAGAGGGGAAAGACGCAAAGCACCAACAGCATCAAGCTCAAAGGAATCGCCAGCGATAACAGGAGTCCATGAAACAGTCTTCAGACGACCAAGCATGCCACAGTCAAAGGCAAGATGAGAGAGGTCAACAATTTCACGTTCAGCGGAAGTTTGTACATTAGACATTTGAATTTCCTTAAAAGGCCCCGAAGGGCCCATAATTAAAACTGAGAACCGCCTACATACCAGAGGCGAGCACCTTTACGACGACTAGGAGAACGACGTGCTTTCTTCATATCACTTCAGTCCATTTGCGCGTAATTTCTGACGAGCATTTTCCTCGGCATCCATTACAGTTTCTTTGAATCCTGCTTTAATACGCAGGGTGTACGCGAAGAGCTCAGCGGCGTTAACCGGGCGCTCGACGCCATTGATAATGTTTTCGCTAAACTCCGCGCCTTCCATAACGAGGCATGCTGTTTGTACATTGACGGGATGAACATAATAAGCAATGACGGCAGCAATAAACTCAACAGGAGCAGGAAAGCGAGGATATCCAACAAAGTCCAGCGTTCCATAAACACAAGCCTCAACACAACGACGCGCACGGTTACGGTCGGTAGCAATCCAAATCTTATCACCAGTCAGAAAATCGAAATCTTCCTCAGTAACATCCAAAACAGCACTAGCCTGCAACATGCGAAGAGCAGCAACGGAAGTAGCGTAATTAACATCAGAAACAATATTCATAGGTAACTCCTTATGTAAGATTCGGGTCAAAGATAATCACGTTTTTTCAGATCGTCAAGCAATTTTTTATGATTGCCTTTCCAGTCTTCAATCTGAAACCACTGACGGAGAAGATTACCAAAGGCATTAAGCCATTTCTCATCATCATTGGTAAAGTCAGCTTTTGTAAGAAACATCAACTGCTTAGTCAAAGTGGCGCGATAACTTGCATAGTAGCGAGTCGAGCTCAGCATGAATTTTCTCCTGAGAAAAATCCGGGTCACTTACCGCCGAAAGTCTGAGTCGCTTTAGCTCGCAAATCAGTAGGCGTAATTCCTGCATCAATAATGTATTGACGTGCTTCATCAGAAATATCCCCATTTTTTAAAGTGACCGTCATTGAAGCGATAGAACTCTGCCAATTGAACTCGGGTGTCTTTTTCATCAAACGACGAATAGTTTTCAACATGCTTCTCACTTCCGGGCGCACATCCAAAATGACGTGCAAAGGCAGCGCGCCGATGTTCAAGGTCAATTGCTTTTTGGCGTTCTCTTTCACTATCTGATACAGAGGACTGGAATCGAAGCTGATTCGGCTCAGTTCCAGAAGTACCTTGTTGCTCAGATGAGCCATTGACGGGAGCTCCATTCCGAGTTTCCGACTGCTGCGTACCCGAAATTCTTTCTTCAGACAGATTGCCATTAATGGATTCTTGCATTTCTTTTGTCTCTCGGTAATAGCTTTCTGACGCTGGTCAGATTGCTTGGCTACATACTTGGTCACATACCATGCGACCGCCTGATACGGCTTACTCTGCATTGCTTTTCCTGTTTTGTCAACAGGCCACAGCCAACCTTTGCGGGAATAAGCGTCATGTTGATAGCGAACAGCTATCGGTTGCGTGAAGCCATAAGGCCACATGCCACGGAACGAGTTAATCTGGCGATAATTACGTACCTTGCGACCGAAATTAGGGTCATGACTTCCCAAAGGAAGAGTCCGCACCATATGCACAACGTGCCAATGAAGACGGCCGTGCTGACCTCCAAACTCCGGCACACAAAGATAGCGATAGCAGTCGTTGTAGGAATCCTTGACCGAACGACCTTCAGCGCGCAGAACAGCTCGACCAACAGTCCTGAAATAATCACGAAGAGCATTGGGGTTTTCATTAAAAGCCTGCAAACGGTCATCAGCAAGGGTTAACGTATCAAATACGAAGAACCAGCCTTTTTGGTGAGCAATACGCATCTCATTAATAACTTTCTGAGTCATGCGATTTTTGCGTGTTTTTTCCTGCATCTTCTCCATGTACTTGGCAACCTCATCCTTAAAGGATAAAGGCTTAACCATGTCTAACTCCTGACGGATTAACTTCTCAGGCCATTGAACAACATACTTAGTCCAAAGAGAATTTAACGTTTTACCGTAGCGAACACCCGGGCAAATCATTTCAAACAGGAAAACACATTCGGCATCCAAAGGGGTACGGTGGTCTATAGTGTTACTATTATCAAGTTGGGCAGCACACTTCCGAACCAGTGCCATATGGTCTTCCAGAAGGGCAGTCTGAGATTCATAAATGGCAAGAGTCTCATCATCCAAATGAGTCTCTTCAGAAAGGCGTTTTTCCAACTGATAAACGAGGTCAGAAAGGAGGCGACTACGATTATCAACCTGAACAGCCATACGAAGATGAGCATGCTTAGCCGTAGCGTGCGACCAAACAGACTTAACAACATCAGAGAAGATTTCAGTAGCCATGCGAAAAAGCCCTCGTAGTGAAACTATGAGGGCAATATAGAGGGTATTTTAAAGGTCTGTCAAGAATTAATGTAAGTTGGGCGATTTTTTAACCAATCCAAAAGTGCAAAATGCTCCTCATCAGTAAGAAAGCGACGCTCATACCGAGGGTCAGAAACACGACTACGAGTAATGTGCAAAATCCTTGTATCAGGGCAGTAAGCATAATGTTCATCTACCAAACTAAAATATTTCACGGAAACCTCCGAATCAAACAGGCAATTCCATACAGCATAAGAGCAACAATAGCCAGAGCAATAAATTTTCCGATAACAGTTTCCATGACTTACTCCGCAATTTCATAAGGCCATTCCATATCATCAACATCAACAAACAGGTCTTCAGATGAGCGAATAACCTCGCCAGAATTTACCTGAGAAACAACAAGCTCCATAGTGCCGGAATCACACTCAGCATACTCTTCAGCTTCAAAATCATACCAAGTGACAGAAAGGTGAGTAACGTCAATCTCAGCAATGACAACGTCAAAGCAATTTTTAGGATTGGCAATCAACTGCTGACGCGGGAAAGGTCACGAACAGCACGAACCTTAATGAGGCGACCGTGATGAAGGGACTCATAACGAACATAAACGGGGCACTTAAACAACCAAGAACCAAGCACAGGATGATAGAGGCGATGAGCTGGTTTCATAAAAAAGACTCCTACTTCGTTTCGTTGAAGCAAGAGTCTCATAAGGGTTTAGGGAATGTCAACAA